CTGTTCATATTTATATGGTACAATGTTACCAGAGGGAGAACTACACCGCCGCGACCATCGATTGGCCTTAAGTAATGTTCACAATTTGTTTACAATTAAACTATTGACTTAACCTTAAAACGGTGCTATAATATATTTAGAAACAAAGAGATAATAACAGCAAGAACAAGGAGGAATAAACATGAAGAGACAGTTTAAGCCTATGTGGAAAGCATTAAAGGAAGCTAGAGTCTATGACGACAGATTAACTGAGAAAGACGGAATTTGCGCCTGTTACGAGGTTGAAAACATGGGATTTTGTAAAGATGGAGTAACACGTTGGTATTGGTTTACAGATGTTAATGGTGTTCCTTGTTATACTTTTAAGAGGTAGAAACAATATTAAGGAGGGCAACGAAATGACGTTTAACGAAGTTTATGAGATAAACTATGCCTGGAGACGTAGCACAACGCTAATAATCTTTGCCAACGATTTTGAAATCATGAAAGCGGGGGAAGCAATAAGAAAGTATGGAGATTACACGGTTGAAATATTTATGGAAGACCGTGTGTGGCTAAGTAACCCAGAGGAGGAATAACATGACATTCAGTGATTTGTATTTCACAAACAGCGATTGGGACACATCATCAGTATTAGAGATTCACCTATGTTTAGTTAACAAGAACGAAGAACTTACAGCCGCTAAAGCAGCACTGAAGTATTCAGACTATGAGGTAGTATTTAGGTCAAACTGGGTAGTCTTAATGGCGCAAGAGTGACGCCCACAAAACAAGGAGGATAACGAAATGACATTCAGTGATTTGTATTTCACGAACAACGATTGGGAAAAGGCAACAGTATTAAAGATTAACGTAGGCGCAGTTAATCAGAGCAAAGAACTTAAAGCCTATAAAGTATTAAGCATGTATTCAGGCTACGAGGTAGTAGGATTTGCTTCAAATTGGGTAACGTTAATACCACCCGTTTGTCTCTCACAACGCAAGGAGGTAGAATCATGATATTATACCCATATGGCAACAAAAGCCCGCACTATCTAAGCAACGATTTAATGGTTATCATCTTTCAGCAATTTTTATTAGACGTGCGTTTCGATTCACACAGAATTTTTACTTTTAGAGGAAAAAATTATTTTTATTTATTCAGCACAAACATTCACAGAGAACACGATACAATGTATTACACCCTAGACCCCAAGCTGGTGCGAAGGTGTGAGGATTTAGACGTTTTAATATCTCTCACAGACCAAATAAATAACGAGAACGAATATTAAGAATTTGTTCATACTTTGTTCACATTTACATGTTATGATATTAATAGATGGAAAGAAAACACCATCAAGATAGGAGGTGAATTAATGTTAAAAGATATATGTGAGCAATTTTTGTTTAGTACGGGATGTAACATTCAAAAGATGCCAAAGCTAGACAGCCCATATTTAAAATGTCAGATATTAAATGAGGACACACAAATGGTTGTAGAGTTTTCAACCACGCTAGATATCCCAGTAGATGAAATAGCTTACAAGCTACATTATGGAGACATTGATATACTTTCTATAAGATTATATCCACTATATGATGTCAACCGGAACTAACTAATAATTCAAAGTAGCCCTCACTACGCTGAAAATTACAACACCCGGTTAACATACAGCAACTATTAACCAAGTCACCATGAATAAAATGTCAAAAAACAATCAAAACGAAAAGGAGAACAAGACATGAAAGAGAAGTTAATCACAAGAACCATCAATTCCACAAAGGTAACCACACTGGGCGTTAATGAAATTACAGGTGAAGCAGAGAACAGAACCTATGTAATTCCTGGGGCAATTTTAGCACCAGACAAGGCCTTAAGAATGGCCACCAAGCGCAACGAAGACCCTGAGTATCATCCATCAGTGGTTGTAGACACTGTACTGGAAGAGAAAGTATACGGCCTTGAGATTACCAAATTTATGGAACTAGCTCACGAAGTAGAGCGTCCCGTATCCCAGCAGAAGAAAGCAAACTAACCCAACATCAACAAACCAAACAGGAAAAGGAGATTAAATCATGACAATCATTAAAGCAAGCAGAGAGTTTAACAAGGTAGAAGTATACAAGATGACCCAGGACCAGGGGGCAGTAAGCGTGAAGGACGTTCCAGACGGAACCATCCTCCCTGTAAGCGGTTATCTTCTCTACGAAGATGTTGACCATAAGGGCGAGAACCACGAACTGCTTTCAGTCTTAGGAGAAGACGGCGCAGTGTGGACGTGTCAGTCAGCGACATTTAAGCGAAGCTTCACGCAGATGGCAGACCTCTTTGAGGATGAGCCATTCTCCATCAAGAAGATGTCAGGTGTGACCAAAGCAAATAAAGACTATGTAGATTGCTGTTTAGCAATGTAGCAATGTAGTTATTCTAAAGTATAAAGATTGGGGCATATGCCCCTTTCTTTTTACAGAAAGGAGCGGTTATGGCTAAGAGAAAATCTAAGTTAACACCCACACAGCAAGAATACCGTAGAGAAAGACAAAGAATACAACGTCAGATTAACCGAATGACTAACCGAGGATATGACGTACCTGAATTACTCCCTAAAATTCCAAAGAAAATCACCGAAGCCAGTGTACGTAGACTTAAGAAGATAACCACCGAAAAGCTGTACAAAGAATCCAGATTTATTGATATCGAAACAGGCGAAATTTTAACATCAAAGGAAGGGCAAGCACTAGAGCGTTCCAGAAGGAAAAAGCCAAAACAGAAAGTTCAAGCCCATCCCCCAACGCCAATAGCCCCACCAGAACCAGATTATGTAATATTTGACAAGCAAATACTAACAGTCTTCACCATGGAAATGACGGAAATTTTCGGGCGAAACGAGAGGTTGTTTAATTACATAACCAGATGGTATAACAGGTCTCTAGAAAAATACGGAGCTGAGGAAATGGCTGAGGCGTTAGAGAAAGCGAAGTCGGAAGGAATGTTCCCCGGCTGGGAGGCTGTATCAGATAGTGAGATATTAGTAGGGAAGTTAGAGGCAATTACCAATCTTATGGCCATAAATTCAGAATCACGTGAGGAACTGTTTGAGGAATTAGAGCAATTAGAGGATTGGACGGAAGGGGAATAACAGGATGTGCGGACGAGAAACTATGAGTATTACGTGGCTGATTTTGAAACAACCGTATATAAAGGACAGCAATTTACAGAAGTATGGGCCGCAGCAGTTGTAAAATTAGGAACAGAAGACGTTGAGGTTCTTCATTCTTTACCAGATTTCTTATCTTACATTTTTGCTCAAAAAACAAATATCGTTTGCTATTTTCATAACCTAAAGTTTGATGGTAACTTTATCTTAGATTACATACTTAGAAACGGTTATACCTGGAATAGAGAAGCTGAAGGTAAAATGCTAAACAAGCAGTTTAAGTGTGCAATCAGTGACCGTGGAGCATGGTATTCTATTACAATAAAAATGCATAATATGATAATAGAATTTAGGGATTCGTTAAAGTTATTACCATTCTCAGTAAAACGAATTGGAAAAGGATTTCAGACGAAGCACAAGAAACTGGATATGGAATATGAAGGTTTTCGATACGCGGGTTGTGTTATAACAGATGAAGAAAAAGAATACATACGCAATGATGTATTAGTAGTCAAGGAAGCCCTTGAGATAATGTTCGAGAGGGGACATCAAAAGCTTACGATTGGTTCCTGCTGTTTAGAAGAATTTAAAACGACATATGATAAGATAGAGTACAATAATTTCTTTCCTGATTTAACGAATATAGCCATTGATGATACATTATATGGGGAATTTAATGCTGATGCTTATATACGACATAGTTATCGTGGCGGGTATTGTTATTTAGTAAAAGGTAAAGAGAACAAACAATATGACCATGGCTGGACTGCAGATATAAACAGTTCTTATCCGTCAAACATGTCATCAGAATCTGGTAATAGATACCCAGTAGGAAAACCCCAGTTTTGGAAAGGTAATATACCAACACTTCCACCTGAAAGTTATTACTTTGTAAGGATTAAATGTAGATTTAAGATAAAGGAAGGGATGCTTCCTACAGTTCAGATAAAAGGAAGTTTTCTGTATTGCGGAACTGACTATCTAACCACTTCTGATATTTATGATTACGAAACTGGAACATACAAACGTTATTATATGCGTCAAGGAAAAATACACGACACACAAATAACAATGACAATGACTTGTGTAGATTATGAGTTATTTCTAAAGCATTATGATGTATATGATTTAGAAATATTAGACGGTTGTTGGTTTAGAACAGAGATAGGTCTATTTGATGAATACATGTATAAATACAAAGCAATCAAGGAATCATCAAAAGGCTCAGAAAGAGAGTTAGCAAAGCTATACTTAAATAATTTATATGGAAAGTTTTCAGCAAATGATTCTTCGAGTTATAAAAGACCATTTATAAACAACAAAAACGTGTTAGGTTTTGAGATTATAGATGAACACGAAAAGAAACCAGGATATATAGCGATAGGTTCAGCTATCACATCATACGCAAGGAGGTTTGTAATCAATGCGGCACAAGCTAATTATCAAGGACCGGATAGGGACGGTTTCATATATTGCGATACGGATTCCATTCATTGTAGCGGGGATCCTAAGGACGCCAAGGGAATTAAGATTCATCCTACAAATTTCTGTGCGTGGAAACTCGAAAGTTATTGGGACAAAGCAATTTTTGTTAGGCAAAAGACGTATATTGAGCATGTCACACATAATGACGGGGAACCAGTAGAACCTTATTATCAAATTAGGTGTGCCGGAATGTCAGAGGACGCGAAACAAGAATTTATCAAAGAACACACAATGGAGGAGTTTAGAGAAGGATTGAAATTAAAGGAGGGATTGAAGCCAATTAGAATGCCCGGAGGGGTGTTACTTGTAAAGAAAGGATATGACATGAGGCCCAAGGCCCACAAGAAGATTAAGGAGGATTAAAGATGCCACTTTGGTTAGTACTTGTACTAGTTGCACTTGCTATAAAATATGACGATTTGTTTTAATATTTGATTATTTGCGCAAATAATTAAGTTACAAAAGAGAGGATACAATATCCTCTCTTTTTATATCATTACGTGGGGTGTAACAAGGGGCATTCCAATTACCGTTTAACCCAGCGGCACCTTTTACAGTGTGGATTCCACCAGCGTTCAATGCTACATAACCCACGGTGATACCTATAAAATTTTAATTAGCTGTTCACATTCCTCATCTGTTAATTTACACTGACAACATTGGCAATATTCTCCCGTTGCATCACATCCATAATCCTCATCATACTCATTCCCATTGCGAAATGGGATAACTATGACATAAGGGCAATTATAAAAATCCATATACTATTCCTCTCTCCATAACTCACGGAAATATTAATATGATAGCATCTGTATAACCATTTGTTTACTTTCCAAATTCTTGAATCTGAAACAACCCTTATTAAACAACATTCTAAAATTATTAATGATTAAAGCGTTTTTAGCCAACATGACGTAGTTAATATTATGGTCATCAGTTGTGAGTGAAAGTTTAGTTGGAAATGAAGCGTCATATTTATCAGTAACGTACATAATTCCTAAAGTCTCATAGTCATAAATCGCATAGTGTTTGTTAAGATATTTGATTGTGTACAGGTATCTGCCACGGCCCTCCGGTTGCTCAATGAAGGAATAATTATCGTTAAGATAAACATTTTGAGAAGCGTAAGCCACATAGTCGCTGGACGCGAAAGCCCTGTTAAAACCTGATTCTAACTGTGCATCAGAAGCAGACTGTATAAAACCTTGTTCCAGAACATAACCATCCCCTTTAAGAAAATTCGTATCTCGTTTTAGCCTGGTAGAAATTCCCAACGCTGAGTAATATGGATTAAGTAAACTAACCGTATTACCGCACATATATACTGGAACATAACGAATCTGTTTACCGTTACCTCGTGCAATACTGGTATGCACAGATAGCAGTTTCCTAATTTCATCTGAGCAATACTTTCCTGTTTCGCTCTGAAATTCATCCATCAGCATCCGTTCCACGTCATTAAACAGATGGCTATATTTCTTTATCGCGTCAGCGTTGTTAAGCGCAATAGCGTAGCCGCACGGCTCATCATTGAGAAACAATTCATGGAATATTCCTTTTGCCATGGGCTTACTAGTCATAGTATCATCTGGATAAAACAGTCCATGAATATCCTTGAAAAACTTTTCAGCCACGTCAGACAATTCATAATTGAATCTATAAATCAAACAAAATTTTCCTTGACCAGCTTTAAATTTTTTAACGAAGTAACGGTTAAACCAGGTTGTCTTACCTCCCGTACGGTTAGTGGTTACTAAAAACAATTCTGGGTTTTTACCGTTAATATCTTTGAGGGACAAAAGTTTTGTACCGTCATAGTAAGCCACGACTAACCTCCTTTACAAGTTGGGTGTTGCAATTGCAACACTTTCAATATCTTTATTTCCATCTATATTATATCATAAATATGTTGCAATTGCAACACTTTTGTGATATAATAAAAGGTAGAAAGGAGGTATAGTATGAAATTACAATATGTATTAAATGTTCCAGCTAACAGCAATGCTACGCTTACTATTCCATTTGGAGTAGCGCAGGTTAAACTACGTGGAAGTGTTAATATGACAGTTAGTGGAATAGGGCAGATATCAAGTGACGGAATTAATCAATGTGTATCGTTATCATTCCCTATTGTAAACGGAAAAAGCCCTAATACTTTCACCGCTTTTAACAGCGAAGCAAATGCCGCAAATTTTTACATTTTTGTTGAAAAAAATAGGAGGATTGGCAGACCCGAATTACTTCACAACGTAGGTGGCAATTTATGAATGACATTGTAAGCATTATTAGCACGGTAGGCTTCCCAATTGCTCTCACTTTAATCCTACTGTGGTACATCTACGACAGTAACAATAAGCACAAAGAAGAGATTGATAAAATGTCTGAAGCGTTAAACAATAACACTTTGGCGTTAACCAAACTCCTCGATAGAATGGAGAGTGATAAAATTGTTTAACGGAATTGATGTATCCAGACATCAGGGAGATATTGACTGGGATATCGTTAATCCACATATCGACTTTGCCATGATACGCGCGGGTTTTGGAAAGAACAACATTGATGCTAAAGCTAGAAGAAACGTATCAGAATGTGAAAGATTAGGAATTCCATATGGACTTTACTGGTTCAGCTATGCACTACACCCGGAAATGGCTAAAAAGGAAGCTGAGTACTTAATCGATTTTATAGGAGAACACAAGCCGGAATATCCAATCGTTTACGACTTTGAGTATGATACGGTAACACACGCTACCAAAAATGGCGTAAGCATTAATCGTCAGTTCGTCCTTGAATGCACCGAAGAATTTTGTCGCACACTGGAAGAACACGGATTTTATGCCATGTTTTATACCAACCGGGATTATTATCAGCGATACTATCAGGCAAGCAAAGTGGCTGAAAAGTATGACATGTGGTATGCTCGATATGCAGAATCGCCCGGCCGTGCCGTAACTTTGTGGCAGAAATCCGATTCAGGAAAGATACCAGGAATCAATGGAAAGGTTGACCTTGATCAAACTGAAAGGGATTATCCGTTTATTATTAAACGCGCTAAGCTTAACAATTGGAGGTAATTACATGCCAGCTATACAAGCCGCTTATAATTGGGCAATCGAAACCTGTGCGAAGGAAAACGTAGGATACTCTCAAACATACCGGAACCAGCAAACCGTAAATGGTATTACATACTATGACTGCTCGTCTTTTATATGGTACGCGTTAATTGCTGGAGGTTGGGACTTAGTATCCGTATGGGGCACATGGCCTTTTACAACAAGCAGTATGGCTGGCGTGTTAAAACAAGTAGGATTCACAAAGCACGCACCGGACATTACATGGTTGCCAGGCGACATTGTCATTAGAACAAGTCACACTGAAATGGTATTTGATACCGTACGAACCATGGGTGCACACTCAGCAAACGTGCCGCTGGAACAACAGGTATCTATCAATGCTAACGATTCACGTGGAAACTGGTTAGAGCTATGGCGGTGGGAAACCAGTGCCACAAACGAATGGATTAAGGGAAATTATTATTTGTCGATTGGAGAAATGCAGAACAACGCTACTATCCAATTTGCGTATTTTATGTCTAAGGGCTGGACAGCCGAAGCCGTGGCGGGTCTACTCGGAAATGAACAAGTAGAATCTACGCTGAACCCAGGAATATGGCAAGATTTAACCCCTGGGGGTGGCTGGGGACTAGTTCAGTGGACACCATCAACAAACTACACCGACTGGGCAGACGCTAATGGCTACGCTCATGATAGCGGAGAAGGCCAGATGGAATGGATTGATACTCAAACAGTCCCGTCAGGACAATGGATACCGACAACGCAATACCCTGAATCATTCAGTGAATTTAAAGTTAGCACACAAACACCTGAATACTTAGCAGATTGTTTTCTTAAAAACTTTGAACGACCCGGAACAATTGACCAACCAAAAAGGCAAGAGTATGCAAGGTATTGGTATGACTGGTTTAAAAACGAATACGTTCCACCGCCTAATCCACCAGATGGTGGTGAGTGGTCATACAAAATGCCATTTATATATTATAACAAAATATTTTAGGAGGGAGAAACATGGCAATGCTTGAGAGAGAAAAGTTCTTTGAACGCATCAAGGAACGCTTGGGAGAAGATGATTCGGATGAAGCGTTATCTTTTCTCGAAGATGTAACCGACACATATGATGAGCTTGAAAGAAGGGCTGCGGGTGACGGCGAAGATTGGAAGGGTAAGTATGAAGCCCTGGACGGAGAATGGAGAAAACGTTACAGAGAACGTTTCTTCGGAACCCGTGAGGAAGTAAAAGAGGAACAAGAGGAAGATGTGAAAGATGATGGTAAGACAAGGTCATTTGAAACATTATTTGAGGAAAGAGAGGGTGAATAATTATGCCAATTAAACCAGAAAAAATTACACTTAAAGATGTACAGGCGAACGCCGCCTCCGCTTATAGCGCGGAAAACCCAGATGTATCAGCTACTAATTTACAGAAGGCCACCGCACAGATTTTAAACACAATCCGTGACAACGCATCTGCTAACTATCAGAACTACGTACCAGAATTGACCGCAGGAGATGATACAGCGTTACGCCAGATTGGTGCAGTTATCATGGACTTACAGCCACTTAGAAACGAGTTATTAACTGCCTTGATGAACAGAATTGGGCGCGTGCTGATTACATCCAAGATGTTCTATAACCCTTGGGCTGGAATGAAAAAGGGTCAGCTCGAATTCGGTGAGACGGTCGAGGAAATCTTTGTTAACATTGCCAAACCATATCAGTTTGACCCGGCTGTAGCTGAATCTGAAGTGTTCAAACGTGAAATACCAGACGTGCGGGCTGCGTTCCACATCATGAACTATCAGAAGTTTTACAAGCAGACTATCAGCAATGACCAGCTTAGACAGGCGTTCCTTTCATGGCAGGGTATTACAGACCTGATTGCAAAAATCGTAGATGCTATGTATACAGGCTCTAACTATGACGAGTTCCTCACAATGAAGTACCTTATCGCAAGAAACGTACTTGATGGAAGAATGTGTGTAACTGAAATTGCCCCAGTATCAGCAGAAAATGCCAAAACGATTGTTTCCACCATTAAGGGCGTTTCCGGAGTGTGGCAGTTCCCCAGCACACAGTACAATCTTACAGGTGTAACTACCTTCACAGATAGCCGTGACCAAATGCTTATCATGAACGCCAAATTCAACGCTGTGATTGATGTTGAAGTTCTTGCTTCTGCATTTAATATGGAAAAAGCTGAGTTCATGGGTAACCGTATCCTTGTTGATACGTTTAGCTTTAGCGCAAGCGATAATAACCGACTTGCAGAGCTGTTTGATAACGACCCCAACTTCGTGCCGTTAACTGAAGCTGAAAGAACAGCCCTTGATGCAATCCCAGCTGTCATGGTAGACCGTGACTGGTTCATGGTGTTCGACAACTTCTATAACTTCACTGAAAACTACAACGGTCAGGGGCTTTACTGGAATTACTTCTACCACACATGGAAAACATTCAGCGTTTCACCGTTTGTCAACAACACTGTATACGTTGGTGGAGCACCTACAGTTACAAGTGTAACAGTTAGCCCTAAAACAGCTACTGTTAACAAGGGTCAGTTAGTTAAAATGGCTGCTACGGTTGTTACCACGAACTTCGCGCCTAAGTCTGTTACATGGACTGTTACCGGTGGAACTAATTCTACAATTGATATCTACGGTAATCTGGTTGTGGGAGAAAATGAAACTGGTGCGGAACTTACAGTTACAGCAACTTCCACCTTTGACAGCACTAAAACTGATACAGCAACCATTACTGTATCCGCGTAATATAGAGGGGGTCTATCCCCCTCTTAAGTTAAAGGGAGGACAATATGTACGTAAATCCAAATACTAATATTCATATTCTTAAAAATGTTCCACTGGATAATACCTACAGAAACACAATTTACTTTAGCACGGCGGCGCAGCAAGCAAGCTATTTTGCTAGTCTGTCAAAGTTTTCGTTAACCGAGTACACCTATCAGAGAATTGATAAAACAATTAACGTGGGTATTAACGCTGAATCATTATATGACTGTAACTATATTATGTTTCAAAACGCATCCTTCGGTAATAAGTGGTTTTATGCGTTTATCACAGGTGTAGAATACAAGGGCAATAATTGTTCTACCATTACCTATGAAATGGATGTAATGCAGACTTGGTTCTTTGACTACACCGTTAATCCATGTTTTGTCGAGCGTGAGCACATTCTTGTTGACGAAATAGGCGCAAATTTAGTAGAAGAAAACCTGGAAATAGGCGAGTATATCTATGACACAGCGTTCCGTACTGAGCATATGGATGATTACGTTGTAGTGGTTGCCGCAACAGTAGACGCACAGGGTAACGTTACAACTAGCACAGGTGGGTATGGAGGAATATATTCAGGCTGCTGGTTACACGTGTTCGATACATTTCCAGCTGTGGCAGTATATATTAATAATCTAATTACAAACAATAAGGCAGATGCTATAGTGTCAGTGTTTATGATGCCGTCCGACTTTACAACAGCTGTGGGCGCGCCGGCTAGAAATTATGTTATAGAGCAGGACAAACAGAGAGGCGCCATAGACGGTTACGTTCCCATGAACAACAAATTATTTACCTACCCATATTGCTTTTTATATGTGACTAACTTAATGGGAAATTCAGCTGTCTATAAATACGAATACTTTCAAACTGCTAAGTGCACCTTTAACTTGGGAATGGATATGTCCCCAAACCCGTTAGGAATGCTTACCCCACTAGGTTACAAAAACGTGGGAGCAAACTACAACGAGGCCATTACAATTGGAGGTTTTCCTCAATGTTCTTTTACAATAGACACGTATAAAGCATGGCTTGCACAAAATGGTTCTACAATGGCGGTTGATATGTTAGGTTCTGCTATGGGGGCGGTGGCTGGCGTGGCAACTGGAAATCCAATTGGTGTAGTCGCAGGCGTTGCAGGTGTTACAAACGTAGCAAGAACTCTTACACAATTGCATGCAATTCAAACACAGCCTCCGCAAAGCCATGGTTCCCAATCTAACAGTGCCCAGGTAGCCTTCAGCATTAAAGATTTCTACTTTTTAAATTATCATGTTCGAGCAGAGTTTGCTAAAATAATTGACCAATACTTTAATGTCTATGGCTACGCTACGCATCAAGTTAAAGTTCCCAATCGTTCACAACGTCCACACTGGAACTATGTTAAAACAATTAACTCAAATCTTACAGGCAGTGTTCCGGCAGACGACATGGCTAGATTACGCGGGATATACGACAACGGGGTTACATTTTGGAAGAATGGTAGCGAGGTGGGTAATTACAGCTTAGACAACAGAGCAGGAGGTGGTGAATAATGGGCAAAAAGGGCGGGCCTGGCCCGGGAAACACGCGGGAATTCTGGAACACAAAGAAATGCAATGACTGGACGTTTATACAATATTACAACCGGTTGGTCGATTTGGCTATCAGCCAATTTGAATGGGTAAATCTCCCGCCAACCTGTGATAGACGTTTCATGGAATTGGCACTGTTCGCAGATGGCATGGCAGTATTCTTTAAAGACGAGGTAATGGGATACTTAACCTTACAGTGCATGATTTCTGGACCGTTAGATGTTTACAGAATCCCAATATACAGACGAGCGTATGCGAGCAACGGATACCAAATGGATTTGAACAAGGAAAACAGCGTTCTTATATTTAACAACTCTTTGCATATTAATTCACAGCTAGACATAGAAATGTATGCATGGAGGCTCTACGAAATCCAAAGAGCGATTGACACGAACGTTAAACTACAGAAAAACCCAAAAATTATTACGTGCTCTGAATCACAGCGACTTACAATCATTAATCTATTTAAACAGTACGATGGAAACTACCCATTTATTTTTGCTGATAAGCAAATGGACCTGTCTGGGCTAAACGCAATTGACATATCGGCACCATACGTTGCAGATAAATTGCAGGTATTAAAAGGGCTTGTCTGGAATGAGGCTATGACTTATCTGGGAATTGGAAACACAAATGATGAAAAACGCGAACGACTTAATACGCTGGAAGTTAAAAGCGGCATGGGAGACGTGGAAGCGCAACGCTATACGCGCTTACTTGAAAGAGAAATCGCTTGCGAAAGAATTAATGCTATGTTTCCAGATGTAAATTTAAGTGTTAGATACAAACAAGTAATCGCAACTGAGGCTACTGTAGAAGAATCCGAAATAGAGGAGGTGGAAGAATCCGAAATAGAGGAGGTGGAAGAATGAGCGCGGTAACTATGACATTGGGGTATATCTGTGAGGGCTTAGTTGGTAGGGCTGAACCTGCTGGATATACCGATATAGTGAATACAGTTATTCCAAGTGCCGTTCCGATTCTGTTTGATTTTAATTTTCCTATCTTTGACGAACAATACCGAAATGTGCTATTAACCAAAATCATTAAGCATTATTATACACGCGAAATTGGTGAAGAAACACTCGGGTTGTTCAAGCTTAGGCTGGATACAAGATTGAATGAAATCATGCCGTACTACAACAAAATGTACGAAGCCGAAACCTACAAGTTTAATCCAATTTATGACGTTGATTTAACCAGACAACACCAAGCAAACAAAACAGGAACGCAAAAACTTGACGGAAAAGTTATGACAAAAGAGGACGGCCAGACAATAACAGCAGTTGATAATACCACTAAAGCAGATGGAAGTGTTAACCAAACAGTTGCTAGGGCTGGGACCGATAAATATTCTGAAACACCGCAAGGCGGTTTAGTAGGACTTGCCAATGATGAATATTTGAGCAACGCAAGAATGACTAATGACAATGATACAACGACTGCCACAACTGGTGATACCACTACACTTAACGGAAACACAGACACAACTACAGACAACACAACTAATGTAACAACCAACAACAACACAACAATTAACAATATCGAAGACTATATCGAAACAGTTACAGGTAAACAAGGAACACAAAGCTATTCATCAATGATAATGGAATACCGTGAAAGCCTTATTAACATTGACATGATGATAATCAACGACTTATCAGATTTATTCTTAGGAATATGGGAGGTAGGATATCAATGGTAAATAATGATTCAAATTTTAAATCGATAGAACTGTTAAGGTGCTGGTGTATGAAATCACTACCTACAGTGTTTAGTGATGCGTTAAGCTATAATCAGCAGGTATGCCTACTGACCAAGGCCATTAATGATATGGCAAATACGATTAATGGCTTGCCGGACTATATTATTGAGCTAGTAAAAGAATTACTAGATCAGTTAGGGTTGGAAGAAATTGTTAAGGAAGTACTTGCGGACCTTTATTTCCTTAATGTTAAAAATCCTCCGAATAATATGACTGCGGCTGTGGGTGATGGGGTTACGGATGATACAGCAGCTATTCAGGCTATGATTGCTTATCTGGGTGGTAAACGAGCATATTTGTTCTTCCCTGCTGGCATTTATTCGGTTACTGGGCTTAATGTAACTACTAACATGAGTTTGGTTGGACTTGATAGATACCAGACTACGTTACAGTTAAGAGCTGGTAGCAATAAAGACCTGCTTATTGGTGAGTTGGGGGCTTGCACAATTAATGACATTACACTTGATGCTAACATGCCTGGTCAGACACAGAATTGTAGTGTATTTGATGGTAATGTTGGAAATATGCTGATAAGCAATGTTATCTTTAAAAATGGATACAATGTTTTGAGTATTGATGTTGACGGCTTAGTTCAGATGAACAACATTGTATTTGATGGTGTTCAAGGAAATGGGTTTAGTGTTGGGGGTGACAGAGTTATTATCAATGATATTCAATTTGTCAATAACTCTACACTTAACGCTGGAACTCTGATAACTGTTTCTAGCAATAACAGCATGATTACGGGGTTGTTGAATACTGGCAGTTGTGAAACTGGATTAAACGTGTCAGGTAACAATAATGTTATCATTGGAGTTATTAGAAGTGCTACTACTCCTATTGTTAACGCGGGCACTGATAATTATATTGATATTATCGGTAGCGTTCACACTGTAATTGATGGCGCTTATACTCACACCATGACTGGCGATTATACCAGTAATATGAACTCAAAACATGAAACTGTGCGTGGGGATAAAACGGAGATTGTAAATGGTGATAACCTTGAAACTATCAGTGGGACTAATACTATTTCATCTGGTGTAAAAACTGAAACAATCACAGGAAATTCAACTGAAACAGTTAGCGGAAACAAAAGCATATCTTCAGAACAAGAAATCAATTTAACCGGACACGATATTACGATATCGCCTGAAACTAATCTTAAATATCCAAAAGATGAAACAGTAGTATCAAGATATTTTAAGGGACTTCCTATCACGGATAATCAGGGAGATAATTATTTACTGTTACCAGGAAATGAAAATATCGAAAACGACATTTCTGCTGTTAAAGAAGCCCCCTATTTTACTTACTTTTTTACTCCATATTGTCAAACAGTTGAATATTATCCACAGGGCTGCTGCCTAATTGATGACAATACATTGGTGTGCGCCTATACCGACCCAACAGGAGACACAAACACTGCTACATTACAAAAAATAGATTTAACCACTGGTACAATACTGGTAAGCAACACTGTCACTAACGCGTATCATTGTAACTCACTAAGTTACATCCCTGAAACAGATGAAATTTATTCAGTACGGTATAATGAAAATGGCACAACAGGTGAATCTAACCAGATTATTGTATTTAATCCTGATACATTAACGATAAGCCGAACCATAACAGTGAGTGGTGTTGATTCAATAGCTTGTGCTAGTTATCAAAATGGAAAATTATATATTTCCGACCATGCCGCATATGCTTCCATGTATAGCTGCAACCTTGATGGCACTAATGTTCAAAAATTGTTTACTACTCAGTTTAATACAATGTGGCTTTCCTATGTAGACAAAAACTTACAGGCTTGGATGACAAATGGTTTTAATGGGTTGGTGTGTTATGATTTACAAGGAAATCTAATTGGAACCTATAGGCTTGATTTATTTTCGTCTGACAGGGCTAGTTGCTTAATTGAAATAGAAGCGTTTATGGAAAAAAGTGATGGTACGTTGCTCTTTGCTGATGTAGGATATGTCAGGAGGGAAGCCGGATACTTTAGACGGCATGTGCTTAACAGTTTCAACAAATCAATCGCTAAAAACATTCCGTTAAATTGGCTGTGGAGAAACGTATCAGCAGACACAAGTATTACTTGTAATGACAGCTATCATGTATATCAGTGCGGTAACGGAACGGACTGGGCTTATGACAGTATTGATTATGCTATAAGAATGACACAGCAACTAGATGGAGCATTGGTGAGTATTAATGGTCTAGGAGAGGTATTTGATCAGTGGGTCGTGGTGCGTAGTAAGAATCTTATATTTTTTAACAACATGACTATAAAAGGAATGGTTGTTGACTATTCAAAAGTATCAACGGCTCAAGGTCTTACTATAACATCTGATTGTGCTACACAGGTAGCCGCTTATTGCGGTATTAGTAGACCAACGTGTTTAGCTTTATGGAGATTCAGTGAATTTATAGCAAATACCAGTACAATTGATGGTAAAAATGTGGCTGGAGTAAATGGTGTTTACCAGGGCTATTTATCTAATGCAAAACTTACGAGTGGTAGAATTGTAAATTGCTCTAATAACGTGTGGGGTCAGTGGTCTACTGCAAGTTGGTTTGGCGCCAATACTGTAGATTTTACAGCTGATACTACTAGTCCTAGTATTAGAACACAGCAGTATGGTGCTAATATTAAGGAGCGGTTTGGCAATATGTATGGCTTTTTACAGCTTACCTTAAGAGGCACGACTTTTGCAAACTTTACTACCCAGACGTTTAATGCTAAATCATTTAAGGGTAATATGCTTAGTATGACAATCAATAATGAGACCTTTGTTTATGACTTGTACTCTAGTAAAACATGTTCGGCTACGCTGGCCGTTGGTGGTAGTATTGTAAATGTTAAATTCGTGGTTTCTATTACTGATAATAGCGAGGGAGCTAAGTTTAATATTAGTAGTGTTGTTGCTACGCCTAGTAGTGTGGCGTTGAGTAGTATTAATATTAATAAAATATTGCTGTGGTAAAGATGTTGTGATTAAGGGAGAGTGATTACTCTCCCTTTTATTTAATTTGTG